ATATTTAGATCATCAGGCACACGACAAGACAACATTGGCAACAAAGTTTGGTGGAACTTTAAGATTAAAATCGTCTAGTGAATCTGACGATTTTAATGCATACACCTCTGGTAATTATATTGAATTAACAGTAACTGACGCACATTCATTACGCGCTGGAGCTCCAACTACAATGGCACTAACTAAAGAAACTGCATATTGTTGGCATTATGAAGGAGCTCATGGAGCAAATCATTTGAATAATGTAGATTACTGGAACTTTTTTTCAATTGATCCCACAATCCAATCTGCACCGCTTAGAAGAATTGTAGATTCAAATACAAATGATGAACTACTGCTATATAATAACAAACCATCACACTATAACTGGTACTATCAACATTCTTGGTTCAATCCTTCGCCTAACAGAGAATTATATGAAACAAATCCAAACACAGTTTTTGGATATGGGGGGTCAACCAACTCTACTGATCACCAAGAACCTGTATTTTGGACTGTGAAAGACCCAAACAGCGACAGAATTTCAGGAATTGGTGGTAAATTTAGGTATAGCTATATTTTCAGACCTTGGATGGGTATTGCAAGAAACTCATTTTCATCATTCGATAGTACCAATGACAAATATGATATTAGTCTTGCAAATCCTTATTGGTACATGTATATCGGACAGTCTACGCAAGACGGACAACCATTATACCTTGCAACTCATTCCGATACAGACTACACCCATTACATTCGCAGACATAATATTTCAACTGATAATACAACTGATATGTTTTCGAGCACAGCTGCGCCAGGCGCTTCGGGCACTTCATATGGTGGTGCAAGAACAATGAATACTACAATGGGTCAGATGCAAAAAATTTCATCAAAACATTTTGATGATCCAGGCGCTGCTGATAAGTGTTGGTATGTGCCATACTTTGATACAAGTTATAACTATCATCCATTTGTATTTAGATGGGATCAGTCAACCGATACTTTCACAAGAGATCAGGCAACAAACATCACTGGAGATTTAAGTTCTACACATATGTTAAACTTGCCTGGCACATCCTCAGATGCATATGGTTTCTTAGGTGTCGTATGGAATGAAACATTTGTAAATGGTGGTAATAGATACCTAACTGCTATGTATCTTTGTGGAGAACATAGAAGAGTAGATTCTGATTCACTTGCAAGAACTTTTGTTACATATTCAGTCGATGCAGCAGACCCTACGGCCCTAACACATCATTCAACAGTAACTATTCCAGAAACTGCAAAACAATCTGTTTTTCTAAATGATGCAAAAACTCTTTTGGGTGTTTTTGGTGTAGATGCGTTTTATATCTATAATTGGGATAATGTAAATGGTTGGACACTCACAACAACTATTGCAGAAAAAGCATTTGCAGTAGGCAGAGACTCCACAGATAGAATTTGGATGGTTGCTGGTGGTAAAAATTTGGGATATGCAGATATTCATGTTATTACACCAACAATTCCTGTAAGAATTACAATCACTCCTGCTCAAGCATCTTATAATCATACTGGTTCCGATATTAACAGTACGGTTGATGTGAGCGCATATAATATTGCAGGGGAAAGGATTGCAACTGATGTTGAATTGTCTATCGATGGTAGTACAATGACTTTCTCAGGTGGTGCGACTACAACAACTGCTACCACATCAACATCAGCAGAGACATCTGTAAATATTATTGTTACTGGTGCTGGATTGAGTGATATTGTAGCAAATGTATCAATCTAAGGGGGGTACATGACAACCCTTACTGTAAATACAAGCGGGATACCAAATATTAGACCTACTTATGGAAAATTTCCTGTAAGTAGTTCTAGTTCTAATGTTTCTTGGCCAAGCGCAGTATCCTTGGATGTATCATTTGGCGCATATACAATTAATAGTTCGACTACTGTACCAACATCGCAGTATATATCTACAAGAACACCAGAACAATATGCAACTATAGCTGGACATACTTCTGGAAATGCTTTATCAGATTCTTATTCTCCTAACTGGAGCACTGCTGTAAATACAACAACAATAGATGGAAAACCTTGTCTTGATCTAGATACAACTCATGTTATTAGTATGTCAGGAACTGCGCCGGTATTTGGCCAATACTATACTATGTTTGCTGGATGGTATCCTAGAGTATCAGATAGCGGATGGAGAACATTATGGCGTGGGGATAATGACCATAATATTATTGTAAATAATGGGGCCAAAGACCTTGGAATGTATTCAAATCGTAATGGTAATTGGAGAGATACTGGATATAATATTTCAATAACATGGCAGACACTTATTGTTGTTGGACAAGGCGATAGTTCTACAGCATCAACGGGAACTCAATATTATTATATAGATGGGCAGTTAGTTGGAACTACAGATAGAGTAGTCTCTGGAACAAATGCATCATCTTTTGGTTATTCTGGCCAGGCGCCAGGATATTTTACAGAATTTGGATTTTGTAATCAGGCATTTTCTGCAACTGAAGTTCAAGAACTTCATGAATCGCTTTCTCTTGGATTGGCGGGTATCTCTGGCAGTGTAGGTTGGAAGGATAATTTTATTTATACAAACACACAACCATCTTCTTATACTACCCCAGATTTGTCTTTTTATGACAGACAAAGAGTACAAGTATCTTCTAAAAATACCATAACACACACCCCGAAACATTTCAGAAAAACAATTACATCTATAAATAATACAGTTCCTTATAATCTTGCAGAGTTGAGAGAATTGGATGGAACACGAAGACAGTATAAAATCGCAAGAGCTATCCAAAGTGATGTGAGTGGAAGCGGCGATGGAGGCGGTTCTAGTGGAACTTCTGAAATTCAAACTTGGTATTAAGAAAACAACAAACTTAAAAACATATAAATAGTCGTATAAACCAAGAGGTACGACTATGGCAATTGTTACAACTAGGACTGAATTCAAAAATTATTGTCTAAGAAAACTAGGCTCACCAGTAATACAAGTTAATGTTGCTGATGAACAGGTCGAAGATAGAATTGATGATGCCTTTGAATATTATAGAGATTATCATTATGACGCAGTAGAGGATGTTTTTTTAAAGCATCAAATTACTGCAGATGATATTACAAATAAATGGATTCCTATTCCAAACACTATTATTGGAGTTAAACAAGTTTTACCATTATACGAAAATGGTAAAACTGCTATGAATATGTTTGATGTTAGATATCAAATGTTTTTAAATGATATCTATAATCTTTCAAGTACAGAAATGTTAACATATGAATTAACACAATCTCACATTCAAATGGTTAATGATATGTTAGATGGTCGTCCACAAATTAGATATAATCGACATCTAAATAAGTTGAATATAGATATTGATTGGTCAGATGCAATTTCTGAAGGTGAATATATTATTGTAGAAGCGACAAAAGTTATTGACCCAGACACATATCCAGATGTTTGGAACGATAGGTGGTTAAAAAGATATGCAACAGCACTTATTAAAAAACAATGGGGGGAAAATCTTTCCAAGTATGAAGGCGTTACAATGCCTGGTGGAGTTACTTTTAATGGACAAAGAATTATCGATGAAGCATCAGAGGAAATCACTAGACTTGAAGAAGAAATGAGTTTAAGTTATGAACTTCCAGTCGATATAATGATCGGATAATATTATGGCGACTAACCAATATTTTAATACAACATCTGTTACTTCTGAACAGAGTTTGGTGGAAAATCTTGTAGTAGAGTCCATTCAAATTCATGGGCAAGATTTTTACTATATTAAAAGAGATTTGGTTAATGCAGACACAGTGTTTAACGAAGATACATTATCAAAATATGAAACTGCATGGCAAATTGAAATGTATATAGAAGATACTGATGGATTTCAAGGAGAAGGTGATTTCCTTTCCAAATTTGGACTTGAAGTTAGAGATCAACTTAATGTTGTCGTATCCAAAAAAAGATTTGCAGAAGAAAAACCAGATTATGATACTCCCAGAGAAGGTGATTTAATATACTGGCCATTAGTAGATAAAATATTTGAGATTCAATTTGTAGAAGATGAGGCCTCGTTTTATCAATTAGGTAAAATTTATGTATATAGATTACAAACAGAAGTCTGGGAATATTCGCACGAATCTATAAACACTGGAATTGATGAAATTGATGATATTGTAGATACTCATATGTTCTCTGTTGATATGACGTTGGGTACAGGTGCTGGGGATTACACAGTTGGTGAACAAGTATATCAAGGAAGTACATTAGAAACTGCAGATGCAAAAGGACAGGTTGTTACATGGAATGCCGGCACTAAAGTTTTAAAGGTAAATCATCTCACTGGCGACTTTACAAGTAATGTCAACGTTATAGGAGCTCAGTCTAATACTTCTTATTTATTGGGTGCAACACAGGAGTTGATATATACACAAGATAGAACTGTGGATAATGATATATTTACTACATCAGCACAGGCAGATGATATTATTGACTTTTCAGTAACAAATCCATTTAGTGAGGGTTATTAATGTTAGGTAAAGTACCACAGTATAGAAGTACCATTAGAAATTATGTAATTGCATTTGGTGAAATATTTAATGATATCACCATTGAAAGAAAAGATTCTACTGGAGCTGTAGAAAAATATATTAAAGTTCCTTTGTCATATGGGCCTACAGAGAAATTTTTAAGTAGATTAGAGGCAAATTCATCCAATAATGAAGTCGCAATAGTATTGCCTAGAATGTCATTTGAAATAGCGGGGATTTCATACGATCCTACTAGAAAAAGAAATAAACTTCGTGGTGTAAGAAAACCAAAAGAGTTAGGAAGTACATCTAGTGATTTTATTTATAACCCTGTACCATATGATATAGATTTTACATTATCGTTAATGGTTAAAAATGCAGAAGATGGAACACAAATTTTAGAACAAATACTTCCATTTTTTACACCATCTTTTAACGTACCAATAAAAGAAGTTGCTGAATTTGATGTTGTCAATGACACACCATTCATATTAAATTCAGTAGATGTGCAAGATGATTATGAGGGAGATTATCTTACTAGAAGATCTTTAATTTGGAGT